CTGTATGATACTATTGATATCATTAATAAATTAATCTTTGATAGTAATATTTTCAAGTATAGATCCTTTTATATTTGATTGTGTTTTTATCCAACTTTCAATTTCAAGTTCTATTCCCAGTTTGATTCTTTGTAATAATGTGACCGTTAATTTATCGTTATATTTTAGAAACATATTAATTGATATAAATAATAATCTTTTAAATATATAACTCAAAAAGTTAATTCCGTATTCATATGAATTAATTATGCTGTCATCAAATCTATTAATAATCAACTGTTTTTGTATAGTATATGATATTTTTTCATAGTTATCTATTTTCCATTCTCCTATCGTAGATATATCTTCTAGTGAATTGATATAATTTTCAAAGAAAATATCATCTTTATCCTCATGTGTAACCTTAAAATATAATGGGTTTGTATTGATAACCTGTTGAATATCAATTTTTGATAGAAATGATATTGGTTTTGTTTTTTGAAAACTTTTATTTAATACGACTTTCCATCTAATTTTGTTTTTAAATTGTTTTTTACTATTGTCAGCTAATATTGAGTATAATTTTCTTGTATCCACATACTTTAAGAACTTTGATTTTTTAATTCCTTTTAATTTTTCAATATCTTCAATATTACCATATTCAATAGTATTATGCCTCATTACTGCAACATTGTTATCTTCAATAATCAAAGGTGAGAATCCGAAACCATTTCTACTTTTTGGATAATGTAACAATTGACTTGATCCCTTTAATTCATATTCCATTTGTATTTTAAGAAATTCTATTACTTTTAGATCATAACTACCTCTTCTTAAGTATATATAAAAATTATTTGCTAATGCTTGTATTTTTTCCATTTGATCAAAACTCTCTTGTGTCATCAATCCTGGTTGTAAAAAACTTATTATTGTTCTTGCTGGATATCCAAAAACAACACCACCTTCTGAGACTTTTCTTAAATATTCATTTCTTTTTCTACTGTTGAAGAACTTTCTTGGGTTTATGTCAAAATTCATTTCTTTGTACATTATGTATATAAAATAAACTATTATTATATTATATAATAAAATTAACATAACATCGTCTCCCTGTACATTATACTCATCAACTTCTTTATTAAAAAAAGTTTCTTCAAATTTTCTAACTATGTACAATTCAGCATAATTCATCATTGTTCCTAATAATGCTGTCCACTTCCATCCTGACAATAAACCATTTTTAACCTTGATCTTTTTATTTTCATATACTAAGTAATTATTATTGAATAAGAACATAACCCTATTTTTCCAATATATAGATTCATATTCATTCATTCCACATCCAAATAACATATCTGTTATTTTATCAACGCAAATATTAATCATTAATTGATTACAATGCTGATCAAATGATCCCTGATCGATTGGTAATTTGATCTTATTATTATTTGTACTATTAGCAAAACTACACCAGAATTCAAATCTTT